TGAATACCTGGCGAGTTTGTGGCTCGCCAAAGTACTCTTCTTTCATAAATGTAATTACTTTTCGTATGTACTCTTCGACATGGCAAAGGTTTGAAATTATAATCTGCTCAATATTATCCATTTACTTTTTCAGCCTATATAAATTCTTTTCGTATTAGTTCTATGCAGGGTTCACATAGATATAAATCTTTATCTAGACTATTAAAACACAAAGCCGCTTGCATGTCAACAATAGTACCCAAACATTTATCACATTCGTATGTATTGTTGGTGACACCTCCATTACTCATCAGTATATGCCAGGTAACTTCTTGTATATGCCGCTGCCACATCATCCGATGTCACTTCTTCATGCATAATGCTTTCACTTGAGATGACATACCTATGTTCTATCCAGTCGTTGAAAGATTTATCAGAGAGAATTGGAATCCAGAAGTCTTTAGAGTCAGTTTCTTTTCTACGATACTTCTTACCATCTTCCCCATTCGCCGCAATCTGATACCAACCATTGGAGGGTTTGATCACATGACCAGATTCAATTGCCATATCTATCAACCCTGACCACTTACTGATACCACCTTCAAACGTGACTTCAAGTGGAATCTTAGACTTCTCTCGGACGAATCTTGATTTCTCTACGTTGATAATGAAATTATAACCAACGACATCAGTACCAGCTTTCTCTTGTTGGCGACCAATGATGAAGATGTTATCCGCAGAGTAATATATGCCTGTGCCACCAGAAACAACTGCCTTGGGGAACATACCAATTTCCATGTAAGTGTGGTTGACCACGATGGCAGGAATATCTTTGATAGTCAAGTGGGGTGTAATCATTCTGAACAGAGACTTCATCTGTTTGGCGCGAGTCATATCAGCAACAGACTTACCGTCAAGTGCATCATCAACTTCTTTCTTACTTGCCAAGTTACCAACAGAGTCTACAATAATAATAACATGGTCACCACGTTCTATCTCCGATAGTTGTGACATTATATCATGTTTTAATTGTTCGATATCAGTAATGGGGGTATGGATAACTTTATCAGTATCAATACCAAAACTCTTAAAATATCCTTGCGGCGCACCAAACTCCGAATCATAAAACAATACTACCGCATCATCATACTTGTCCAGATAAGCTTTGGAAAGTAACATGGCGAATGCGGTCTTAAAATGTTTAGAGGGCCCAGCAAATACTGTCAGACCAGCACACAGTCCACCATCCAACTTACCACTCAATGCCACGTTCAATGCAGGCACAGTGGTCTGAATCAAATCTTTATCATTCAGAAATTTACTCTTGGATAGAATCTCTGTGTGTTTTATCGTACTATTCTTTTTTAATTTATCTATTAAACTCATTTCTCACTCCTAAAATAATGATTCCAATGATGCTACTGGTCTAGTATTCCAATTCAAACTAGTCACAATAGTATTCAATGGGTCAATAAATGCTTTCTCAAACATTGTTTCATAATCAATGTAACGATGTAAGTCAAATTCTTTTGGCATCAGACCATTCATTGCTACGGTGTTTTCCCACACATGGTTCGGTTCCTTTAGATAGAGGAATTTAATCTTGTCACCGTCTTGGATGAGTTGATATTTCTTCTCTAACTTCTGGGTACGAATCAAGTGATTGTATACTAATGCACCTCTAACATGCATCGGCGTCCCCTTAGTATACACAGTTACCTTTGAGGAATACTTACCAAGGTTATTACATCCTCGCGGGAAGGCAATTTGTTCTGGAGACATCTTGCGAAATGCCTGCCAAGTCTCCTCTACCATTGCCTGTAATTCTTTCTCGTTCTTGTCCAGACACAACCTAACTGCCGACCTCAGACTATCCCTAACCGGAGCAGGAGTAGAAGACCGTACAATCTCTAGACCCATGACCTTTAGTTTAGCTTCCTTGTATCGGACGCCTTCATTGTCCCAGACATTCATTGCATATCGTTTCTTCGCAACCCAGATACCAACGTCAGCAATAGCTTCTCGTTTGAAATCAATCTTGGGTTGGAACACATTCATGTATTCACCAAGGTCAGTCATGCGGCCATTGATTGACGGCACTAACTTATCCTCGACAAACTTGTCAAGCACATCGATTATCTCTTCGCGGGTTTTGCCCTTGAGATGTTTTTCTACCATCGCATCCAATGTGACATAACAACTATCAGTGTCAGTGTAAAAACTGTACTCGACACCCTCAGTGTCCATGAACTTATTTAAGAATTCATCCACCACCTTACTGGTATCACGGATGATTAACTGTCCGGTCAATGTAATTGATTCGGCAATCCGTTCATCGAAATATCTAAACCACTTATTACCTATCGCACCAAACAGGGAGTTTAACTGAATCTTTCTCGCCATCTGAAAGTTGTTGTACTTGGCAATATCATTTAAGAGGTCTGGATTTTTGGTATCCTCATATTCCTGTTCTGCCTGTTTCATCAACTTCTTGTATTTCTGTCGGTCATCAAAGAATCTTTGGGTGATTTCTGCCATGAATCCTTGGGACTCTTTGCGATAGAGATAACCATTGGCTGCCATAGACAACCCCGATTCCTTTAGTCGTGTAGTTGAGTGCTTCCGTTCTAGGATACTATCGACAGTGCAGTCCAATGGTTTGTGACCTTCCGCCAACATCTCGGGCGAAAGATTGTGTTGCATGATAATAGATGGATACAGTGAGGTAGCATCGACAGACACAATCCACTTGTACTTACCAAGTTTAGGTTCCTGTACATAACCGCCTGGGAATCCCTTAGAGAAACTTTCTTTCTTCTGGGGAATCATAATGTTCTTCTCAAGCAAGAAGTTGTACAACAGGCAATCCCATGTCCTAACCGATGAAAAGATATCATTGTAATTACACTTGCAGTCATACCCCATCGTGATAATGAGTTCCAAGAACTTCATCTTGTCATCAAGTCTGTCAACCAGAACCGTATCGATGATATTATAGTCGATGAACCGATTCCAATCACCCTCGTAGAATTCACGGAATGTTTCAAATCCAGACTCTAGTTTGTTCTGCCCAAGTTCTACTTCAGCAATGTAATCGAGTCGATAACTTTCTTGGAAAGTATAGGTAAACTTCTTATACAAGTCCATGTAATCTAGTTGGATAACACCCTTGATATCGGTCTTCAACAATTCTCTATTGTGACCACGAACAGTCTTCTTGCGGGTCATGCCAAATGGACTGAGATTGTTCTTAGCCTTCTCACCAAATATTCGGTCAATCCTACCCGTCAAGTAAGGCATGTCGAACAGTTCGTGATTCCAACCAGTTACAATGTCTGGGTAATCTTGCGCCCACCATGTCATAAACTTTTCTAACAAGTCATACTCATCAGAACAAACAGTGTATGTAACGGGCAAGTCTTTCGTTTCTGGGCCAGGCTTCCACTCACCAGCACCCCATGTAAATATCTCTTTGGTGTGACTGTTAACCATAGTAATCAACAACACTTCTTCGATGGGGTTCTCCGTATCTGGAAACCCATGTTCAGCAGTTGTCTCAATATCGATAGACCATATGTTCATCTGTGACAGGTCAAACTCAATGTTATCTGGATACATTGAAGATAGGTATTGATAGGTCAAATCAGTTTGACCATAGATGGGATAGTTTTCTATCTTAGAATACTTATCAAGAAACTCTTTAGCATCACCATTGTCACCAAACTGTATGGGTTTGAGGGAATGACCTTCGATACTTTTGATATCAGAAGGTTCACCGTTCCTCACATACAGCGTAGGTTGAAAGGGATGTTTCTCAGTAAAACGCTTGCCATTCCTAACCCCACGAGTGAGGATAGAGTTTCCGTATTGCCAAGCAAAGGTATAAAAATTAGACATAGAATAACCAGTAGTTCAATATGTACATATTATAACACAATAACTATTAGAAGTCAAGCGTTATCCTGTAAATTTTGGTTTTTTCTTTGTCTCGGAGGATTGAGTGTGCTGAAACTTCGCCAACCATTCATCAACCAATTCCTTCTTGGGTTCGTAGATGTAATTCATCTGCCCATACGGCACAAAAAGCACACCCCTACTAGCAGGAGATTGTGGTTGGAAAGCAATCTTGTATTGCCCTTGTTTACCTTCGGTTGGGATGTATCGAATGTTAGCTGGGTTGGTGCAGATGTATCTACCGCCTTCGTCATCTTTCTGTAGATAACAAAGCATCTCATCCATACCATTCACTTTGAGTCCACAAATCTGAATTGGGTTTGTGTTGGGTGTCTCATCGTTATCTGGAGTGAACTCCTCTGGGGAGATATCCATTTTTACTTCTTCCAAAACTGTCTTGTCACTTTTCTTCTTAGTCATAATATTTTCCTATAAAATGGGGAGCGTTTCCGCCCCCCGATAAAACTATTTTGTTTTAATCTTAATGGTTAGAGGTTTCTTATCCTCTGGTATTCGATTCTCCAAACTGATTCTCAGAATTCCCTCTGACAATTCGGCGCCTTTGACAACAACTGTGTCTGCCAGACTCCAAACTTTGCGGAATTTTCTCTGAGCGATACCTTGGTGAATAAAATTTGCGTCTTTATCCGTTTCATTTTGACCACCCTCTACTGTTAGAGTGCCATCCTCTACCTTAATATCCAGATCGTCATTCTTGAAACCAGCGAGAGCCATTTGTATCTCGTAGTTTACTTCATCAATCTTTTCTATATTGAAAGGCGGAAAATTATTCGCAGTTGGTTCGTAGTTCATGTTGAGTAAATCAATTACTCTATCAAAACCTACAAATTGTCTGCGTATTGACGGAAATGCTGAGACAAGGCTGTCCCATTGTGCTTGGTTGTTTATTGCGTTCATCTTGTTTCTCCTGTTAAGCGAGTTATTAAGTTGCAGACCTCACGATTGAGCGTCTACTGGTTTTATTTATAACAATTACAAATCTTTGTATTAAAACAATGATGTCATAGAATATACCATGAGGCCGAAACAGGTCAGGCATAGCGCCATTTCCATTACTTGCTCACAGAATCTACCATCACAGTTTTTAATAAACTGAAATATGGTGTTCATTTCTCTCCTAGTTAAGTTTGGGGTTATTGTTTACGCCCGAATCTCGGACTGAATGTAATAAAAACCATTTCTTATTACACTACTATATATAATAAAAGATGTAATGGATAACCGTCATGACTAAATATCATAGTAGAAGATTATCGTTTACGGCCGATATTATATTTAGTAACTAGCGACCAATCATCCTTCTCCTTGAAGGACAAAATCTTTATTTGACTCATCGGAGCCACATCATCACTAATTGATTTGTCTAGAAGTTTTAACAATCCCCAATCTTCCAATAGTTTGGCGATTGCATTCCTTCGTTTCAAATCATTATCACTCAAATCAGCCTCCTTGCCATCGAGGGCAAAGAGCTCTTTGAAGTGAGTAATAAAATACCGACCTTGTTTGTGCAGAATATGACAGGACTGATATAATGTCTTGTCTTTTTTAGATGCCACTCCAATCCTAGACAGTGTTTCTCTAACCTTTAAAAAGTCATCTTCTTTTTCTAAGAATATTTCAACAGGTTTGTAGTCTGGAAAATCAATGTCAAAAAAATCATCAGTCCCCATGATAATACCTTCATTTTAAAATTAATTACTATGAACGTATTTATAGGTTTGTTATTTTCCACCTTTGTTTAGTTTCTTTCTTATACCTTCGATGTCTTCAGTACTAAGAATCCTAAGAACTTCCTGTGCTTTGACATTAGAATACCCAAAGGCTTCCTTTACCAGTTCCAGATGTTCTTCTTTTTCTGGTTTCAACCACTTATTAAATCGTTTCTTCTTACGAACTATCGAACGCAGAAAGTCATATTGCATCTTAACATCAAGATGTGGTCTGGAATTCATCTCATTAGCTGCAATCACCGTATCCATACCGTGTGACATAGACTTATTTATAATGAAAGCGTTGTATTGTTTTTCTGACCACTCATCAACCATCATGTTTTCTTTAGAATAATTGATACTATTGGCAAAGTCAAATGGACTAATCGATTTCTTCTTTACCTTGTAGTCTTCGGCATCATAAATCTTTTCTGGTTCACCCAGACCTAGACTCATTTGAATTCACAACTGGCCATGATGTCAGTAAGACAGGCAGTAAGGTTAATCTCTTGGTCTGCCACGAATGCCGCCTTGTACTGATAGTCTGCAATCAGTAACACCAGATGCGGTACTTGTTTGACCTTATCCAGAAGAGCATCATACACCTTTCTGTATACACCTTGTGGGTCATTGTCAACATTGTTCGCTACCCACTGTCGCATCTTGCGCCAATCCTTATCCTTGAGACTGTCTGTGAGTCCCTTGGTGTTAATCTCAGCGATGTTACTGAGGATACCCTCATCAATCTTACCACTCTTAGAGTATCTCTGGAGTTCATTGAGAACCCTGCGATAGTCTGGGAAGTGTTTCATCAACAACTCAGCGAGAACTGGCGTGGAGTATTCGATACCTTCCTTGTCCAGTACCATCTTCATTCG